ATATGACACCTGACTGTAAACTTTCTTTTTAATTATGTATTATAATTAAAAAAGAAATATGTTACACCAAGATGATTTTATAGAGCTTCGTGAATTTGTTAATGAAATGAATTCATCAAATTCAACCAATTATAAAATTGAAGTTCTTACTAAGTATCAATATCATCCCTTTATTAAAAGGATCCTATTTTATACATATCATCCATATTGGAATTTCGGATTAACTTCTGCAAATCTTAAAAAACGAAGTGACTTAATTGCTCCAGTTGAAGTATATGATGACTTCTTTATGATGCTTGATGATTTTAATGAGCGAAATATGACAGGTCACTCTGCTATTGAGGCAATGAATCGATTTATTGCAGATTATTCAGAATGGGCTGACTTGATTTATCAAGTAATTGATCGTAACCTTGAAACTAGGGCAACTACTACTCTAATTAATAAAGTTATTCCTAAATTCATACCGACTTTTGAAGTTGCTCTTGCTCATGATGCGGCAAAAGTAAAAGGCGTAAATATATTTGATGGAACCTGGCTGGTTTCTCGGAAGCTCGATGGAATACGGTGTATTTGTTTTATTCATGGAGAAGATATACGATTCTTTTCACGTAATGGCAAAGAGTTACTAACTCTTGGAAAAGTTGCAGAGGAAATAAGACGCTTGGGGATAACTGATACTGTTCTAGATGGTGAATTATGTCTTATGAATGAGGGTGGTTCAGATGACTTCCAAGGCGTCCTAAAGCAAATACAGCGTAAGGGTCACACAATTGAAAATCCAAGATATCAAATCTTTGATATTTTACAAGCTGGCGAATTTGCAGGAGAAGATGAATCACCATTATTTTCTACTAGAATTGACTGTAGAGGACACTTGTTGGGAGATCTTAAATCATCGGCTATACTTGAAATACTTCCACAAGTAAGAATTATGGATGAAGATTCTCTTGAAGAATTAAAGAGTCAATCTAAAGATTCTAATTGGGAAGGCTTAATTGCTAGAAAGGATACTCATTATTCTCCAGGAAGATCAAAAAATATGCTTAAAATTAAAGAATTCTTTGATGCAGAATATGAAGTAACTAGCCTAATAATGGGACCTCAGCGAGTTATAGTCGATGGTCGAGAGATAGAAGAGGAGATGCTAAGTGCAGTTACGATAAGTCATATGGGATCAACTGTTCAAGTAGGTAGTGGATTCACGATCGATCAACGTCGACACTATTATAAAAAGATAGGCGATATTCTTGGATCAATTATAACAGTACAATATTTTGAATCTACTACTGATCAACACGGCAATCACTCCTTACGATTTCCAGTATTTAAAGGAATACATGGTAAATCTAGAGAAGTATAATATCTCTATTAATAGTGAAACTATCATAACAAATAAAGTATATATAATATGTCATTTAATAAGAAGAGATTGCCAGACTTAAATATTTTAAAGGCACAGCATGCTGAACTTGGAGATACATATTTAAACCAGTTTATTTCATGTGATGTACTAATCGGACCAGCTGCGTCCGCTGAATATTTAACTAATTTTTTTAAATTAGGTGATAAAAATCGTATAGGAGAAATAATTAGCTTGCTTACAACAGCTCGCAATACATTAAAAAAGGAAAGTTCAAAATACCGAAAGGATTTTGAAGATTTAGAAAAAGTAATTAATTCAATAACTAATAAATAACAATTATGTATTACATCGCAAAAGTAAAGTTTGAAACTATTGATGATCAAACAGGAAGACCTAAGAAAATCTATGAGCAATATCTAGTTGATGCTGGATCAATCACAGAAGCTGAAGAATTACTTAAAGTAAGATTCAAAGATTCTATTGCTGAATTTTCAGTAGTAAGTATTCAAGAGTCAAAAATCATGGGAGTAGTTAAATAATTATGAAAAAGATGCCGACTAAAACTGCAGAGCGCGTATATGATGTTCTTTGTAAATTTGCTGAAGCTAGTCCTAATCATTATGAAAAGGAGACATTTGTTTTTCATTTCGGTGTCTTAAGCGAAACTTCTTCATCATATGTACTTACATGTATGGATGATGCTCAACGAACATTTACTTGTAGTAATACAGGTAGGATGAAAGTTGATGGCACTAAAGTAAGTAGAGTAAATTCAATACTTTGGAAGATGTCAGAAGAGTTAGCTAATGAAAAACTTACTATTCAACAATGAAATTCGAAGTACCGGTAGAAAAAGATTTAAAGTTTGTTCAATCACTATTTGAGTTAATCTCAGATAATATATCTGGACTTGCTTGGGAAAATGAAAAACTTCCAAATCAAATAATTTTTACTGGCCCGATCGGAAAAGAATTATTAGATTTTATTCAGGAAAAAGAATGGGATTTAAATAAATTTAATCTTGAGAGTACTGGTGGAATACACAGTACTCTCATTTTTAAATATAATGCTCCACTAACTCAACTTGACGGAAAGTTAAATACTTTATTTGAAGGTGGAACATTACATAATAAAGAAATTAATGGAATACCTGGGCCAGAAACTGCCCAGAAAATATTATCAACTTATTCTTCTCCAAGTTTCACTATCGAAAGAACGGTTAGACCTGAAAAAAGAATAGTATTAATAAGATCATGAGTACAGTAAGATTTATTGCAGATTTACATGCAGGACATGAAAATATGGCTAAGCGTAGAGGCTTTGACACTGTTGCTAATCACGATGAATATATTGTTAAGCAATGGAATTCGATAGTTCATAAGAGGGATACTACGTATATACTCGGTGATATTACTATGGAAAAACCAGAATACTCTATTCTTAGTCGATTAAATGGACGCAAAATAGTGGTTGGTGGAAATCATGATAAACCGCATCACTCAAGAAAATTATTAGAATATGTTGATACTATTGCAGGAATGGTTCAATATAAAGGTATTTTTTTAACACATTGTCCTGTGCATCCAATGGAAATGGACTATAGAATAAAGTATAATATTCATGGACATATTCATAGTAATTCAGTAATGAAAGAATATAAATTATTTGGGCGTACTCTTTTTTCTAAAAAAGATACTAGATACATTTGTGTCTCCTGTGAACATGTAGATTTTAAACCTAAAACACTAGACGAACTTGGAATTAATAGAAATATAAAACGATGAAAAACAATAAAAACAAGAAAAAATCATTAGTTGTACTTAATAGTGAAGGCGCAATTTTAACACTCGTTAAGTCAGGCGATTTATTCATAATGATAGATCAATGGCAAGAATTAGTCGATGGCTTAACTATTTCTCAGATACATGACTTTGTTGAAGGCCGACGTATAATTACTGATAGTCAAGGTCGTGAATGGAATTTTCCTACTGAATCAGAAGGTATGCGAGTACCTATGGAAAAACTTCTTACTTTCATCAGTGATGATTATACAATTAATCGTGATGTATTATATAGTAAGTACATGGATTGGGTAAATGAAGTATGTGATGCATGTGAATGGAAATCATCATTCGAGCCATTAGAGATAGTAAATGCAATTGTTACACTATTGGAGAAAAATCCAGACCTAATAACTAAAAAATAAAATATCTTATGAAGATAATCACATTAATTATATCACTAGGCATATTATTTTTAGCTAATTCACAAGTTAAACCACATGCAACTATTACAAATGCTGCATACGCCTCATATATTGACACTGTTAAAAATATGCCAGTATATGTAACTTATAAACTTTACAAGGGAGGAGGTAATTGTGAAAGATCTAATAAATGGATCAATGATTCTAAATATAAAATGATTGGTGATGAATCTTATGCAGGTAGCGGTTATGAAAAAGGGCACTTAGCGAATGCAGAAGATTTTGCATATAATTGTCACCTAGATTCGCTGACTTTTAATACGTATAATAGAATACCACAAACTAAAGCTTTGAATAGATGAATTTGGAAAAAACAGGAAACCCTTATTAGAAAGATGTCGCAAACAGATTCTTTATTAATTACTTGCGGTGCATATTGGGATCTTAATACTATTAACTCAGTAAAAGGTATGGCAATACCTAGTAAATGTTGGAAAGTTGTTTATAGTTTATCCACGCGACAAGTTTTATCTTCTTCGATATTTACAAACTCAGAAAATCCTACAGAAGTGCCGATGACTATTGAAAATTTAGAACTATATTTAGGATACTCAATTAATCTTCCTAAACAAAAATCTAAAAATAAGTCTAAGAAGAAATAATAAATTACGAAAACTACAGGAGTACATATGCTAGTATTAAATAGTTATCTACATCGTATAAATAAGTATAAATATATAATGTAATGAAATTATTAATATTGCTTTCTCTTCTAAGCTATTCATGTTCACAACATAACTATAGCATACATGAAAGAAATATGCAAATGCAATATGATAGAATGATTGAACATGATCTTAAATATAAAAAGAAGATGACTCGAGTTAGAAAGCAAGCAAGTCGATCTAAGCTGGCTCATCACAAAATAAAAAATAAATCTAAATTTATAATATGAGAACTAAAAAAGTAACAACAACTACGATAGTCACAGAAACTATCACTGATCAAAAACCTACCCAAATCGTAGTAGTACTAGATCGTTCAGGATCAATGGATTCTATTGCAAGACCAACAGTTGACGGTCTTAACTCATTTATTAAAGAACAAAGAAATGCTAAAGGTGACGCAACACTGACTCTGGTACAATTCGATCATGAATATCAAGTTGATTATACGGCTAAACCAATAAATGAAGTTAAAGATTTGATTAATGGTGAAACATTCCAACCTAATGGAACAACTGCTCTATTTGATGCAGTTGGTAAAACAATCAATGATTTAAATACTACTGATGATGTAATTTTCGTTATTATTACAGATGGTCATGAAAATGCAAGTAAAGAATATGATCGAACGAAAGTATTTGGATTAATCGAAGAGAAGAAAAATATTGGATGGAACTTCTTATTTTTAGGAGCTAATCAAGATGCAATTAAAGCTGGTGCGGCTATGGGTATCTCTGCAAATAATTCAGTAAATTATAATGCAACAGCTGGTTCAGTAAATACTCTTTATTCTAATATATCTAGTAAAGTATCTAATTTTCGTTCTTCTAAATTTGACGGACTTGATTTAAATTTATCTTCTCAAACATTAGATTTTAATGATGCTGATCGTACAGATATCAACAAATAATAAAAATTAAATGAAAGAAGGATAACCTGTAAATAATTTAGACATTTACAGTTAATAATAATTGGAGCCGAGATTAATAGTTTCGGCTTTTTTAGTATCTATAACTAAAAAGAACATGATAAAGAAAAGACGAAAGGCAATACACTGCGAATTGATAGAACCAAGTAAAACTTCTCCGGGTTATTTTAAATATCAAGTAACTATTATGGAATTAGATGGATCTATTGAAATCGTTCCAGCATACGGTAAAGACATGCAGGATGCAATTGAAAGATTATTATGGAATGAAAGAATAGACTCAGTTGCTGATAAAAAAGCAACTTTGCCTATATTAGTTACATTATGTTTAGGTATAGTTGCATTGTCTGGTATCTTATCAGCTACCTTGAATCAACCGATATGGATTGCTAGTGGACTGACTTTAGTATTATTTGCAGCAGTTGGTATTAATAGTATTGAATCTTACTTAAACAAATAGAGATGGAGAATAAATTAATTTCGATAGGGTGTCTTGGCATGATGAAATGCTACTTAAATATTTCAAATGATGATGCAATCACTAGATATTGTAAATCAATGGACATAGCGATTGAAGAATTTGATCATACTGAACTAACTGTTTTTTATTTTAGTGAAGAATTTGAGGCATATTCAGTATATCCAATTAGTGATAATATCTAAAAACTAATATACTATGACAGGTTTAAATAAATCACTAGTACAAGACGTTTCAATATTATTTAGAATAGTTGCTGAGGTTACCGGTATTACGGAAGATCAGATTAACAATAGAAGTAGAAAGAGAGATATTACTGATGCACGTATGATGATATGTGAAACGCTACGACAAAATTCAAAATATCCTCTTGATCAGATAGGTAGTGTTATAGGCGGACTTAATCATTCAAGTATAGTCTATTATAGAACTAAATTAAATGATATTTGTGAAGTAGATAAGGAATTTAAGAGAAAATTTATCGAGATCGATTCAAGATTTAAAGAAATTAAAATACATGGTCTTCCATTAGATGTGAAACTTAATAATGCAATCGAAGAGAGATCTAGATTAAATAAAGAGATTTATCTAATGAAAAAATCACAAGCACAAATAAAATTAATATCAGCAATGGATGGATTAGATTTAGGCGGTGAATTAGAAAAGTGGGAACAGGTTCAATATAGAATTAGGGAGGAAAATATGGAATATTGTTTTCGTAAATATAGTAAATTTGAAGAGATTGAAGATACTGAATTCCATATGTTGCGATTACTTTTAATATCCACTATGGATAAAATGGATAAATTTGTGCAGAATAAACTAGATGATTTAAATGAATTAATTAATGAATTTTAAAATGAATAATTTAGATAAGCAATACATCACACTACTTCAAGATATCCTAGATAATGGAGTAACAAAAAGTGATCGAACTGGAACAGGAACTATTTCTGTATTTGGGAGACAAATTCGACATAGTATGAAAGACGGATTTCCACTTATTACTACAAAAAGAATCCCCTTTAGATTAGTTATGGTAGAACTTCTATGGTTCTTGCGTGGTGATACTAATATTAAATACCTTATTGATAATGATTGTCATATTTGGGACGGAGATGCTTATCGGAACTATCTTAACACATATAAAGGCAATTTCGAAATGGATATGGAAGAATTCGTTGAGGCAATAAAAACAAATCCTGAGTTTGCAGATGTATATGGTGATTTAGGACCAGTGTATGGTAAGCAGTGGAGAAGTTGGGAATATCGAAAAAATTATCCCGATGGAACTTATACTGGAGTTAGAGGTGAAATAGACCAAATCGAAAACCTAATCAACGACCTTAAAACAAACCCAGATTCAAGACGTTTGATGGTTAATGCCTGGAATCCTGCAAATTTAGAAGAATCTGTACTTCCACCATGTCATTATGGATTTCAGGTTTATACAAGAGAGTTGGGTCCTATTGAACTTCTTGAGCAAGCAAAAAAAGATGGATTATGGCGAGATGAAATACCCGAAGGCATGACTCTATCTGAAGTACAGAAAAATTTTAAAACTAGGGCAATCTCTTTAATGTGGAATCAAAGAAGCTGCGATACATTTTTAGGTTTACCATTTAATATTGCATCTTATGGATTGTTATTGGAAATCATTGCTGAAGCAGTAAATATGGTTCCAGATGAATTGATTGGTAATTTAGGTGATACCCATTTATATTCAAATCATATTGAACAAGCTAAAGAACAAATTGGTAAATCTTATACCCATGAAGAAAGAACTAAGATGCTAAAAGATGCAATGAGTCATCGAATTTATAATAAAACTGTCAATGAATTAATGCCTTTTGGTGGTGGAATGAGTCAATATTATGAATCATATAACATCCCAAGAAGATCAAGAGAACCATATCCTTTACCAACTTTAAACATCAACACTGAATGGTGGCCTCGTGAAGGTGAAGACGGGCCATTAAATGCAATATCAATATTTGAAGGATTTAAAGATGATAGCTTCTGTAGATGTTTATTAGAAGAAGATATTCAGTTAATTAATTATCAGTCACATCCAACAATTAAAGCTCCTTTATCTAATTAATATGACGGACAATAAAACTCTCATTCTCAATCAATTCGAAGAGAATAAAGGACAATTCATTATTATGAGTGATAAAGTCGTAAGACTTGTTGCGATCGCAGAAGATGAGATGGACTATTACTATGTAACTTATAATGGTAGAAAAATATATTGGCATAGTTGTGTAGGATCGTATACAGTTCTAAAAAACAAGATCGATGATAGAGATTATAGCGAATTCATCAGATTAGCAAAACTTAATCATTGGGATAAATGTGATAGTAGTCGTCTTGTAGAATCTGCAACTGAACATAAAAATCAAATGGAAAAGGAAGAAGGTAACAATACGTACTTAACTCCCTTTTGTTGGGATTTAAACTAATAATATTAACATGGAATTATATTTACAGAAAACAGAAAGTGATAGTCGGTACGAAGTATACTTCAATAAACAGCATTTAGGTTATTTTTATATGGAAGTAGATGGATTTTATGTGTTTATTCCAAAGGGACATAATGGTTACTGGAATGAATTTAGTTTAAGAATACTTGCGGATAAATTAGAAGAACTGAACGATTCTCAGCATAAAAAAATAGAATTATATTTTAAAAATCAGCAACTATGAAATACATATTAACTATCGCTAAGGAATATAGATATTCACTACTTCTTATTTATTTTTATATGTTTATTGCACAGTCACTTTTCTTATTAGAACCATATGTTTTAGGAAAGATGATCGACGGGCTTCTGGTTAGAGAATATTCCTGGTTAATATGCTTTTTAGGAATTGCATTATTTGAAAATATTTTTATTTATCGACGAATGGTATTTGATACTAAGATTTATACTATGATATATAATGATATTGTACTTAAATATTTAAAGCGAGAGAAGGATTCTGATCAATCTGCAAGAATTGCTAGAACAGAGATGTCAAATCATATTATTAATTTTTTAGAGAACGATATTCACTATTACATATATGCAACACTTAGTGTAGTCGGCACCTTATTCTTTATCTTTTTAGAGAATCCTTTAACTGGATTCGTAGTTATCTCATGTACATTACCGATATGTATGATAGTATATCTTCTTTATAAAAAGATAGCACAGAGTACTAGAGTAGGCCATGATCACTATGAACAAAAAATAGAGATTCTTTCGTGTAATGATGATGAGCAAATAGAAACATTTTTTAAAAGACGAAGAAAGATACTTATTTATGGATCAACTCTACAGGGTAAAAACTGGACTGCCCTAAATTCAATTAAATCAATATTTCTTGTTATTGCATTAGTTGTATTTACGCACAATTCAAAAATATCTCAAGGCGAAACTGTTTCGATGTATGCGTATATTAACCAGTTTTTAATTTCGCTAATGTCAATTCCAATCGGGGTTGAAACATTTACTAGAATGAAAGATGTTATTAGCCGAATAAAAGAATAAATATAATAATATGAAAAAATTAATTATTTTTCTCGGTGTGACATTAATGATATCCGCATGTATTAAGAAACAGCGTGGCTGCATATTGAATCGTACCGGTGTATTTGAAGTTAATAATCAATCGGGTGTTATAGCTAAATTTATATTGATACAGAATAGAGATACTATTCAAGAAACAATCTTTCCTTGGACGAACTATACGTATTCAATTAAGGCTGGCGTTGTAACTAGATCGTATGTATATATTGCAGATACTATATATCGTAAAACGATGGATAATTGGAAAATACAAATATGTCAGCTTGATGGGCACACAATACGAGTTAAGTAATTATTCTTGAATATTTCTAAACATTAAATAATGTACTAATATTCCTATTAAGCTTCCTGCTGCTGCAAATCCAGCTAAGAAAATAAATATTCCATCACCGGGTATAGCATTATCTATTATCTCCGGTAAACTTATCCAAAATGCAATATTTATTATTCCGCTAAATAAGAAACATCCCAGGTAAATTAAGTTCTCTTTTCTTGTGTTTATTTTAAATCTATCTTCCATCGAATTAAATATTTTTATAAATGTATAGTATAATATTATATATAAAATTAAAACTACAATTAGATGATTACATTAACTTTTTTAGGATTAGCATTTATTATTTTAGCAAGTATTTCAGAAGCGATAATGGATAAATTACAATTTCATTACCATAAATGTATATTTAAACAGAATCCTGTCAAATACAATCAGTCCTTTTGGGACGCTAGTATATCTTGGCAAAATAAATACAAAGAGAATAGTATGACTGAACCTAAGTTTTATGGATCAACTACACTATTTGTTTTTATGACTGATGCATGGCACTTATTTAAATTCTTAAGAAATGTATTTCTATTTATTGGTCTACCTCTAATGAGTCTTGGACCAATTAATATATTGATAAGTATTATCGTGGCTCGAGTAGTATATGGCCTTGTGTTTACTTATTTTTTCGATAAGGTATTATCAATTAAGCAATTAAAATAATAGTATGAAAATATTAAGACCAGAAGTAAAAGAGTGTATTTTAGAGACTAGTGTAATGCAAGATATGTTTGATAATGTTATCAAAGTCTTATTTAATATCACAGATACTGAATATGATTTTATCATAGGTTTAGCTAATGATTCTGAAATAGAGATATTTCTAGCTGCCCTAGGGACAATTGATAAAGGTTCGTCATTTACTCAACGTAGACTTGCACTAGAACTTAGGAATAAACTTCTTGCTAATTTTAAAGAGGAGATCGACTAGTGATATGGTACAGTTAAGAACAGATAAAGATTTTCCTGCCAAGATTATTGAGATTAAATCAATATATCCAAGTAAAGAACTTGCTCTACTTGCAATTAAGGATTATATATCTAGACTATTAAAGATTCATCAGTATAGATATTATATTGAAGATGATTTAGAAACGCTTAGAGCACTTTCACTATATCGAGGTTTTGAAATAGTATTAGATAAAGAAGAGGATTGGTTCTTACCTGAGATTAAAAAGCTAACTTTTACTCAAGTGGTTAAAGATATTTTACACTATCCAATAGATCTTTTTAATAACTTAAAGTCTCTACTTGTAAACTCTAATGAAAGAGAAGATACTTTTACATCTGTCATTGATAAGAGAGACCGTGATATTAATAGGCTTATTGCAAAGAAGAAAGCTCTTAAAGAAAATATCGATAAGGGAAATACTACTAGCCTAGAGGTAGAAGCAGCTAGGAGTGTACGGGAAGAAAAAATCCGACGTCGAGCAATAACTCAAAGACTTATTGCTGAAGCTCGGAAAAAATCTCAAGAGGAGACTAGTCTTCGAGTTTATGAAGAGAGTCAAGCCAATGCTAAAATGGATGACGCCCATATTAATGAACCTGAAATAGTAGAAGTATTTGACCCGGCGCATGTAATTACTAAATCTCTATGGGAGCTTGCTGGAAATACTGAAGACTCAATTGGCGATTTACATGGAAGGATAGTTACTCCTACTCAAAAAAGTTATATTCAATCCGATATAGTATTTGGTAAAGATAATGAAATGGAGTATTTTCAATCAGATGGTATAAACTTTATATCTCTACCTGAAGATTCACTAAGTTTTAGAGAAGATTTCTCGGTTCGCTTTAAATTATTCGTTCCATCATCAGTCGGAACTCAAGGTATTACTATTCTTAGTACATTCGATAATCGATTAAACTATGCTGACTACTATGGATGGTATGTTAACTATAGTAATAATACAATAAACGTAGGAATGGGCATGACTTATTCAGATAGCCCTAATTTTACATTCTCTGAAATGTCAATAAAAGATCAATGGGTCGATATTATAATAACTAGAAAGAAGTCTACTCGAACTACTATTTATGTCAATGGTATCAAAACGGCTGATTCATATATAATAAATGATCCGATTTATTCGACTGGCAATTTAGCATATATCGGTGCAAGTTACTATTCAATTGCTGTGCCGAGTTATACTGTAAATACGGAAGGTTTCAAAATAAGTTCAATTGAGGCATGGAATGGATATGAGTTACTACAAGATGACATTGATGATCTATATAATATAAAGAAGTCAAATAGTGTATTTAAAAATATATTTAAGTAAACTGGAAACTTTTATAGTATATATAAACTATATAATTACTATTATATGGGGGATTAGCTCAGATGGCTAGAGCACCTGCCTTGCACGCAGGGGGTCAACGGTTCGACTCCGTTATCCTCCAATCAATCAAGGTTAATCCGCTTCCACGTAGCGATTGATGGAAACAGGTAATGCTGACTAGGAGATTAACATATGTTTAGGAGAGGTGTCAGAGCGGTTTAATGTACCGCACTTGAAATGCGGAGTACTGAAAGGTACCGGGAGTTCGAATCTCTCCCTCTCCACTTTTTATTAGATCCCACGCTATTCAATCATATTGGATAAGTACTTAGATACAAGTATAATTAAAGCGATACTTGAGGTTAACCGACCGTTGAGTTCGATAATAGTATTCATCACTCGATGACGTGGGATTTTTTAAATACTTATCATAATACATACTATTAATTTTAAATTATGTAAAAACCTTGATCTAAACTAAGTATAATATTTTAGATTAATAATGCTCTCGTGGTGGAATTGGTAGACATGCTAGAATTAGGATCTAGTGTCACAAGACGTGAGAGTTCGAGTCTCTCCGAGAGTACAGCGGTTATTTGAACTAGCACTAGGACAATAACAGCCATTTGATGAAGCTAGCGTCGTGAATGGAGGTGTAAGTTAAGAGAGCACTTACAAAGTTGGGGTACCAAATATGCAAATCCCCAGCACTTTAATCAGGTGGCGGAATTGGTAGACGCATGAATAAGGGTTAATAGTAAAGATAACGCGGAGTAACCTTGAAAAACCCGGTGCAAGTCCTGCTCATAAGTTATCATACAGGTTCGACTCCTGTCCTGATTACCAACCCTGTGTTCAAGTAGCATAGGTCCAGTACCAGTTAAGCATCCCGTAAGATCTGCTCGTTGGTCTTCTCTGCGCAGGAAAGTGGATATGATTTATGGGTGCAAACGCGTTGCCTTCATAGACAGCCATATAACTGTTAGCAACGCCCTAGTAAGACTATGAGACGTCTGTGACACTGCTAGGGTTTTTATTGGATTTTAAAATATGAGAGTTAGTTAGAAATATTATGGGTAATTCGTCTAGCGGCTAAGACAGCAGAGTAAAGGACTGCAGAACAGATGTTCGATTCATCTATTACCTGTAGATACTATAACTAATAATAGCACAAGAGAGCCGGTTTCTCTTGTGCTCTCTTTGTTTTAATCGACCTGACCTTCTGATAAATAATAAGAAAACCTATTCTATTATGCCTACTAAATCAGGTAAAAAATATTTCTTCGGCTGGGGAAATATTAAAACTATATTTACTGAACTAGGAAATATGTACAGTACAAAACCTTCATTTTTTTCAAAGAAACGGATTGAATCCGGCATAGCATTTATTGTTGCTCAATGGGGAATGATTTTCTTCCTATTGGAAAAACACTCAGTAATGACTGTATCTGATCTTGCAATTTGGGCAAGTATAGAATTTGCAGTATCTGGGTATATTGTTAATCAGATTCAAAAAGAAAAACGACACGACTCTGGTGATTCTGGAGAGGCTCAATAAAATAATCACTAATTACTATGTTATTAAAGAAAGGATCGTCTGGTGAGGATGTAAAGCGGTTACAAGCTAAACTTGGATTAACACCAGACGGAGAGTTTGGTCCAGGTACTGAAGCTAAAGTAAAGTCATGGCAATTAGCAAATGGACTAACTTCTGATGGGGTAGTTGGTGATGATACTTGGAAGAAATTATTTCCAATAAAAATTGAAATTACTCAGTCAGCTACACAGGTTGGCCTTAGTTTAGATAAACTTAAAGGTCATATACCAAATGAGGTACTTGCTCAAATTCCAGATACAGCTGCTAAATTTAATATTACTACTAATTTAAGGCTTGCTCATTTCTTAAGCCAGTGTGCTCATGAAAGTGGTAATTTTAAATGGGTCGTTGAATTTGCTTCAGGTCAAGCATATGAAGGTAGAAAGGACTTAGGGAATACTCAACCTGGAGATGGTGTTAAATTTAAAGGTAGAGGTTTTATTCAATTGACAGGTAGAGCTAATTACGATAAGTTTTCAAAATTTGTTAACGAAGACTGTGTTACTAACCCAAAGTTAGTTGCTACTAAATATCCTATGATGTCAGCTGCTTACTTTTTTGATAAAAATAACTTATGGAAAACTTGTGATGGTGGATCAACTAATGCAGATGTTTTAAAAGTTACTAAGAGAGTAAATGGTGGAACTAATGGATTAGATGACAGATTAGAGAAATTTCATAAATTTTGGTCACTACTTAAATAAAAATATGGGAGAGATCTTCTCTCCCTTTAAATAAAATTATACTTTTGATAGTGCCGTATTCAAAGATTTAATATCTCCATATTGATCTAATAATAATCTAAATACATCAACTAAAGCATCTGTGACTAAAGCGCTTTCTTCTTTATTAGGATGAGCCATCTTTAATAACTTTTTTTGAAAGGTTAATGCTTCTTTTAAAGAAGACTCATTATCTTTAGTAAAATCAAGTTGTTTTATTTTATTAAGTTCAGAAGAAATAGATGTGCTTAACTCATCTTGATTAATAATATAATCTTTGATATTACTCTTTAAGTAGTTTAAGATAGTATCATAAACAGTCGCATTAAATATTTTATCCTTCAGTTTAGTAATATATGTTGGGTCATCTGATGCTTTTAAGTAGGCATCATCATAGTCTTGAGGTAATGGTTTTTCTGGAATCTCTCTAGACCAACCAATAAAAGAAGAAGCAATATTGACTAACCCTTTTTCAAATAATTCAGGTGTAGTAGTTATTCTAATTACATTATCACCATCTTCAATTTCACGAACGGATGTATAAAAATACTTCATAGTCTTTAATATTAAGTTAGTTAGACTTAGTACACCGACACCATAACTTGTATATTGAGGAAAGGTAGGAATTATATCTATTGTAAATAGTTCAGGTGAGCCAAATACACTTGAAAATATCTCATCTTCCTCCTTTTTAAAATGAATTGTATAAATTGGCCAACTCTTCGTATTATCTACTGTTATTTCATATTCAGCATCACCAGCGGTCTCCTCTAATATTTTATTAAGAGTTTGAAAATATTCTTTCTCTAATTCAGGTTGGATATTTCTATTCGGTATTCGAAGTATCTTACTGATTCGAGAAGTCTCCTCATTTAATTTATTCCAGTATGTAAAATCTAATAATTCCATATATTAAACATTTAAAGCTCCTAATCCATTTGCTTTAGCTAATTCGATAAAGCTATCAATCGAATCTGAATATACTTCTACTTCATTTGTATAAATTGAAATATTCTCTTCTTCTGGATCAACTTTAGTAAAGTATGTTCGTTGTTCATAATCAAAGGTAATAAAGAAATAAGGGTCATTGATTGATATTTTTACTCTAGTTGCACCCTCTTCTTCTATGAATTCTCTGAATTCTACCGCGTCATCAACTAAGTAAGAATCATAATTATCATCCATAGATGGATCAAATTCCTGAAGCTCGCCTGACGCATCAACGTGAGCTTCATTTATAAATTGTCTGTATGTTTTTGCTTTCATATTATTAAAAATCGCAATTTATTTTAATTGTTTTAACATCAGCTGATCCAATTAAAGATATTTTCATCCAATATGTATCAGTACTCTGACCACCTAGGAATGTCAATTTAAAATTAGAGTCTTTTCCATCCTTTCCAAGAAACATTCTTCTTACTAAATTATAATTCGATAATGCTCTTTTCTTCTGATCTTCATCAGATAGTGCATCTACTTTAGGTTTAATTAATTCTAATGCTGGACTAAAAACTTTTTTCCATTGATACATTACCATTTTGTCCCATGCACCTTGTTCATCATCATCCATTCCTAAGCTACTTGTACCTGAATATGAATCAAATTTATCTGGTGTTTCAATATATGCTTTAATATCTCTACCTAACTTAAGGAATGCATCATCGACTTCATTACCTGTAACCGAAGCAATTTTTTTGACTGGTTTATATGTATCTTTATATTTACTATATACGCCAGCGGTTTTAGGTCCCCAGCTACCATCATCGTCCTTTCCTTTAACCCAGCCAGATTCTTTCTTAGTATCAATTACCCAAGTCTGAAATGCTTTAACATCAAAATTATCAGGTTTTGCAGCAATTTGAGATTTTTTAGTAGATTTGCCTGAGGTAGAGCTACTTGCTTTACTAGTAGAAGTTGATGCAGTATCTGAGAAATCTCCAAATGAATATTCTGATGCATCAACTTCAGTAATTAAAGTAACACCATCTAATGCTAAATATTCTGATCGACTTTCTTTTACTGCCTGAACAATCGAAACAAATAGAGGTTCTATTGTTCGACCGTCAGTATTTTCATATTTAGGAGTTAGTTTACTTTTCAATAATGCTACTAAGCTACGCGTTAATGGGCCATAGTTTCCAGTAAATCCTTTTTCTCCAGCTTTTACAAATTTTTGATATGCTTCATGGTTAGCTAGTTTATTCTTAAATTTAGCTTTTAGAAGATTCTGGAATTTTGCCATTTCGGTATCATCCTGTAGACCTTCTCTAAAACCGTCAGCTGGTACTTTAATATCTCCAGTAGATACTGGTGTAGACAATGGTGCAACTTTATTGAACATGTCAATATTTAGTTCATCAGGATTAGCTAATTTATCACTAAGCGTTTGAGTAATATCTACTTCAGTGTCTTCAGCAAGTTTAGTATCAAGTATTCCATATCCTGCATTTAATGCTTTGACGAATGTTTGAGAACTTGCACCAAGTTTGTCGGCTAATATTTCTGCTTTAACTTTAGGTACAATTGGATTTCCTGCAAGTTTAGCTTTAACTTTATTATATGCGCCTGTTATAAATTTAATTAATGGTGCACTTGTTGAATTAAGGATAGCTCCTGATTTTACTGGAAGAATTAATTCACCTGCTACCGGTGTATTCGCTGAGCCTAACTTAGATGCGTCTCCGCCAGTAGCGTTTAAAAGTGTTCCTCCTAATGCTTGCGTTAATTCATCCTGTCTAATAAATTGTACTGCACCATTAATTCCAACAGCTTTTGGATCTTGTTGTTTCAATTCTTCCTTTGAATATATCTTAAATAAAACTACTTGTTTTCTATCATTATCTTTAGCAACAGTATAAATTACAATATTTTTAACTAAATCATTTAATCCAGGATAATATGTAATAATTGGCTTCTGTGCTTTAACCCATACTAATAATGCTTTAAAACCGTCAGTTGTAAGTTTACCATTTGCGTCAATTACATCTGCGTCATTAACTATTTTTAATTTTAAAGTTGTTTTATCTACTGGAATAGCAACTACTTTGTTACTAATCGTACCTCTTTCTCTTTCTCTTGATGGAGCATCGTCTGCTTCATTTACTTTCTTCCAGTGTTGGAAGTCCTGAATGATATGGCTCATAATTATTTGAGTTATTATTTTTATTATTTATCTATAATATTTATACTTTTGTATGGCATTTTGTTTTTATAAGACTATCAAATTAAGTATAATAGTTATATAACTTTAATATTTAAAAGATGAAAGCATTAACTTTTATATTGATATTATTTGTAACTTCTAGTTTTTCACAAACTCCAGATAGTCAAATAGGTAATGATTCGCTTAATACTAAATTATTAGATGAATTAATTATTAAAGAAATTAATAATGAAAGAATAAAAGCTAGATCGAAAGTATTAACATACAATAAATCAATTGCTGATCGTGCC